GGCATTTTCTCCTGAATCTGCAAATTACTATGAATAGTTCAGTCTCTCATGTCGGTACGATCACAATAGCTCCTGATAAAGATTCAGAGCAAATATATAAACGTAAAAAACTACAGCTTCCAGCTACCTTGAAGATCAATTACATCAAGGACGCAAAATATAGGATTTGCGCGTGTCCAAGTGATAGTCACAGTATTGACGACTGTCCATTGGGTGGATTACCACAGTCTTTTGTCGCCCACAAAACGCTTTGGTTATCATCGCTACTGCATTCATCATCTACGTCTGCAAACAGTCGGAAAGCTGTTTTACCTAGAATAAAACAGTCAAAGTTCAGACTTACTGATACTAGTCGTAAAGTGAAAAGTAAGAGTGAAGACGCAACTAAATTGGAGCGTGCGTCTGAAAAACAATTAGAGAAAAAGAGTAAGAGTTCTGAAGTTCAAGAGAGTAGCGAAGAATCCGAAGGCGAAACTTCGCACTCTCGATTAAAGCGGCATCAAAAATCAGAAAAGAAAGGTAGGAAACACGACTCTAAGAGCACCCTTTCGACTGAGGAAGTGACTAAATTAGTGGCTGCTATTACAACAGAAGCGCTGAGTAAACTTACTCGTTTAAAAGATTGAGAATGAGTAAGCAGGCAATCGCAATAATATATGCTCCACCTGGTGCTGGTAAAACTAAGTGGTTGGATAACGTTTGCAAATTTAAAGATTTAGTGTTGGATACTGATGATCAGCCATTTACTGGTAAAAAGGCATTGCTAGCAAAAGGAAAGAAAATAGTGTTAACTAATTTGCCGCTTTTATTAGTCAACAATGAATTTAATATTACCATAGCTATAATATATAGTAGAAAAGAGTGGAACAAAAGAGTTTCATTCAAATGTAATGATTTTAGTGAAATGTGGTATGACGACTCTGTATATTTTAGTAATAGGGCGCAATTTAAATTACATCCAGGTGATTCAGATATGTCAGCATGCAATGATAGATTGGAAACAATTTTGCATGATATTGTGTCAACTAACATGTAGTCTATTAGTAAACGTGCGACATAGAATAGGGACAAACTGTGAAATAGTGGCGTGTTGTCAAGGATAGTTCGCAGTCAGCCGGCTGTGTGGTGGTGCTGCCCCCATCACTGTGCAGAGTCAACCGGAGTATCGGAACTATACCGAGAGGACGTTACTGTAGATTCACCAAGTGACGTTGGTAGCCGGGGAATAAATGAT